TGGTCGATACGGTACGTGCGACTGTTCACGTACCTGAACGACCGACGCTTGCGGTAGCTGAACCGGTCGCACAATGCGACACGTTCAGCTGGATGGACATTGCCAAGGCCGAACTCGGGCAGCGCGAGGTCAAGGGTGCGAAGCACAACCCGCGTATCATCGAGTATCACAAGACGACGACGTTAAAGGGCACCACGGACGAAATCCCGTGGTGCTCATCGTTTGTTAACTGGGTCATGAAGCAGGCAGGCTATCCGGGCACGAACTCGGCAGCGGCGCGGTCATGGCTGCAGTACGGGCAGAGGCTGGCGGCGCCCGTGCCAGGCTGTATCGTCGTCCTGTCACGTGACGGCGGCGGGCACGTCGGTTTCTACATGGGGCAGGACTCCTACGGCATCAAGATACTCGGCGGCAACCAAGGCGACGCGGTGACGGTGGCGCAGTACGCACACGGGCGGTGCCTTGCGCTGGTCGTGCCTCGCAATATGAGAGCAGAAGACAACGAACTTTTCTATCGTGAACTCGCGAGGTTTGCATGAGCCTGACGACACGCCAGATCATCAAGAGCGACTGGCTCAACATCGCTGCGAGTGACACGACATCCGATGCGATGATCGACCGTCTCATCGCTGCGGTCGATGCCGAGATAGCAAGCATTTGCGACCAACCCGTCGAAGCTACGGCGAAGACTATCGTCATGATGGGCAACGGCAAGCGGTGGCTTACGCTGCCGTGGACGTCGCCCGTGACGCTGACGACAGTAGAGACGCGCGTCAACCCTGAAAGCGCATGGTCTGTAATCACGTCGCAATGCACCACGGATCAGCTGTCGAGCATGCAACGTCTGTTCCGTTCGCCGTATCCGTGGGATCTTGCGTCACACTACCGCATCACGGCGACCGTGGGCTACTCTGTCATCCCTGCCGACATCGTGGTATGTGCTAACGAGATGGTCGTCGAACTCTACAACGAAACAGCGTTTGCCCCTAACGGCTCGACATTGGGCATCGTGTCCGTCAGTGAAGTGCAGGCAGGCCAGACGGTAACGAAGGCGCTGCAGTCGATGCGTCCGAAGGTCGAACGTCGCCTGCTGCCCTATCGTAGGGTAACGATCTGAAGACGATAGCCGACGATATTCTCGCCATCGTGAAAGACGAGCTGCAGCGCATCCCGGATGAGCTGTTTGTTTACGTCAACGAATACTTCGGCGATGACATCGGCTCGGCAGTGTTCCGAGGCGGCGGCGCCGTCCGTGGGCGCAAGTTCCCTCGCAACACGAGGACCGGCCCCGGTACGTTGCGCATCGTCAGTGGCGACCTGCTGCGTGCTACCGAGCGCGGCGGCAAGGGAAACATCTACAAGCTGACAAACCAAGGCGGTACGATTACCATTGATTACGGCGTCGATACGGGCATCATCCCGTACGCTGCCATCCACGAATACGGCGGCAACGCTGGCCGTGGACTGAAGACACGCATCCCTGCACGGCCCTACTTGCGTCCAGCATTCGAGGCATTCGAGCGCGAGGAGTGGCCGCAGGTTATAAGGCGCATTGACAACCGAATCAGGAGTCTGTTCTAATGGCCGCCAACAGAAACGCATACATCATCGGGACGATACGCGAGGCCCTCGCTGAGGTGCCGATGTTCACGGTGACAAAGGTCTTCCGTGACAGCTTTACCGATCAGCGTGCCGTCGTGTATCCTTTCATCAGTTCGAGCGGCGTCACCGACTACATGGAAGACTTCTCGACATGGTCGGGAAAGACGATGGTGACGGTGTACGTCAACGCCAAGGTCGAACAGGATCCGAGCGGGACGACGGGCAAAGCGACGGCGGTGTGGGACGACATCACCGACCGCATCGAAAACGCCATCTGGGAGATCAATACTCCGAGGTGGGAGACGCACGGCAACGGTCAAGAGACGACACTACGCAATATCGTCGTTGTGGCACAGGGCGGATTCCTGGACGACGGCAAGCAGCAGATCAAAGTCGAATATTCCATCGAGGTAACGTGGGACTTCACAAGAGACTGACAGGCGCTGCAAAGCGTCTGACATCACAGGCCATACCCAACGCCGACCATGCACCCTCCGAGGCCACCACGGCCACGGATGACGGCAATACGGGCAACGTAACGCAGTGGCATGACCTGACGTTCTACATCATCACGCGCAAGGAAGACTTTAAGCTCCTGCCCGAGATGATCGCCAGCCTGCCGACGGGCGTAAAGGTCAACATCGTCGAGACGATCCACGATCCGCAGGCCGACATCGAGGCTGCTGCCACAAGTACAAACGGCGCGATTCAGGACGGCCGCGACGTCAGGACGTGGGAGTGGCGATACCCGCGGTGGGACTTTGCATCGGCACGCAACGCGGCGCTCGCAACGTGCGATACGTCATGGGCGATGTGGATGGACTCCGACGACCGCATCCCTGCGATCTACCACAACGACATCATCGAGCTTGTCAAGGCCGACAACCCGGGCGTCGGTGGGTACATGATGGGGTGCGCTGGTTACCAGCCACCATACGAAGCCGGTGCGCGTGGATCATACTACGCCGTACCGCACTGCCGCCTGCATCGCGTCGACACGCGCATCACGTGGCGCGGATATGCACACGAACAGATCGACACGGCAATTCAGGACAGCGGGTACGCCATCGCTGAGTCTGCCGTCGTCGTCATGCACGTAGGCTATGTAACTGACACCAAAGCCCTCGCCGCCAAGATGGGCCGTAACGTCATGCTGCTATGCCGTCAGATCTCTGAGGACAAAGAGTACATCCCCGCCTACTACCTCAATGCCCTCAAGGATAACCTCACTACTTATCTCCACATGAAGGAAAACATCAATGGCTAAGATAGTCGGCGGTGGTAGGCTTGTAAAGTTCTACACCGTAACCAACACGAGCGGCGGATGGGCCATCGGCGCAACGGCCGCATTTGAGTGCACCGAGCAGATCAACACCGACGTTGCATTCGACGACCAAGGCGTCGCCACAATCACGATCGAGCAGATCCAAGACGACGCCGCATTCAACACGTTCATCGAGACCTACGGCCGCCCGACGGCTGGCAGCTCGGGAACGCCTGAAGACGTGACGTACGAGAACGGCGACCAGCTCCTCGGTGCTGCCAACACGGGCACGCCCCTGCTGGCCATCATCAAGGGCGGCACGCAGACCGGTGGATCTACCAAGATCTTCGCATCGGTCGTCACCGTTGGCCGTTCGTCTGGCTCGTGGTCGCAGTCGGGCAACACGTACAACCGTCCGACGCTGACGGCCGTGTCGCAGCCCATCGAAGCGACGGCCGCAACGGTGGCATCGACGTACTTCTCGTCGTTCGCCGTCACGCCTGCCCAGCTGGTGCTGAACAACGCCGCACGCAAGTACGGAGCCGTGACCTACCAGTGATCTTCACGCTCACCATCGCAGTCGCGATATATGCGCTCAACGTCTGGCGTGGTGGTTCTGCCATCACGCCCGACGGGGCGTTTTACCTGGCATCGGGCAGGGGCGAAGCAACGCCCATGCCGTATGCCCTTCGTTACCTGCCGCAAGCTATTCGGAGTTTGGCAGGATGGCGAGCGATGCACGTAGGGTCTTACCTCGCCCTGATAGCAGCGACCTTCGCTGCCGTGCATCATGTGTCCGCTGCGCACGCCACACCCGCAGCGTTGACCCTCGCCGTCCTGCCAAGCATCCGACAGTCTACGACGTGGCCCGTGCTGCTGGATATGCCGCACTGGGCGACGATCGCCGTGGCCGTAGCCCTCGCACAGGTCAACCCTGCGCTTGGCTTTGCAGTATGCGTCTGGTCGGTCTTCATCACCGAGCGGACGCCGATCTTCGCTGCCCTCGCAGCGGGGCCGTGGCTACCATGGGAGTACATCGCGGCGCCCGTGGCGCTCTCCGTCGTCTGGGTGCTGGCCATGCGCATAGGCAAGGTTTACGTCGATACCGACATCGACTGGCTACAACACCCCATCCGTACCGCACTGGCAAAGCACCGCACGTCTAAGATGTGGTCATGGTGGCTGCCGTGGGGCGGTGCTGTCGTAGCCCTGCCGCAGCTGAGCGCGTGGGCGCTCGCTATGGTGGCCGTAGCCTACGGGCAGTGCCTCGTGGCGCAAGACCGTGCGCGGCTCTACACAACGGCGGCTCTGCCCGTCGTGCTATCACTGACATCAATAGACCCCGTGGCACTATACGCCGTGGCGGTCATCACGTATCTCACACCAATAACAGAGGTCTAAGGTGGCAACCTACCTGACACATGCCGGCAAGAAGCACAAGATCGATATCCCTTCGGTCACCCTGCGGACACACAAGATGATGCTTGAATGGTCATCAAAACTCGACGCCCACGTCAAGCAGGGCAACCAAGGCGTGCAGCTCGCAGCCGTCCGCAAGATGCTGGACACGTTCCCCGAAGCGCTGGACTTCATCGATGCCGTCGGCAACGTCAACAGCGACAAGCTCCAGGCGCGTATGGACTACGTCCGTGCTGATGAAGAGCGCAAAGCAGCGGCAGCTGCCGAGGCTGGCAACGAATACACGATCATGTCGGCCGACGACATCCGCGACGAAGCATACAGGTGGGTCACCGAGCGGTGGCAGCAATGGATAAAGGACAACCCGGCGGCGGCGCTGATGCTCATGTTCCAAGCTACCGAGTACCCCACCGACTACGACAGCCTGCTACTGGGCATCGAGTGCATCAAAGCGACCGTGCTATGCGATGTTGCTACGAAGGCCCTCATCGACGGCGACCTCGAATCTGACTTCTGGCAGGATGTCGACGCTGCGGAGGTGGCGGACTACTGCACACGATTTCTTACAGCGTACAAAGCACGTTGAGTTTGAACTATGGCAGATGCAGCAATGGCCGATATGGGAGCGGGAACCTAAAGATGACTACGGCGACCCGCTACCGCCTACGCGGGATTACGTCGACACCGACGTTCCCGAAGAGTGGCACACGGAAGCGCAGGCAATGAGGTACTGCGAGCCGTGGCATACGACCGTCGATGCCGTGCTGGACATGGAGTACCTGACGTTCACACGTCGTGCGCTCCTGTGGAAGGCCGTCAACATGCGCAGACCGACGAAGAACCAACACCACAAGATCATGCGTAACACCTTCGGAGGCCGGTACTGATGGCGAACGAACTCAAGTACAGACTTGCAATCGATGCTGCTGATGCAATCAAGGCCGCGGCCGAATCCGCAAAGGGCATCAACGAACTTGCCGATGCATTCGAGCGTGCTGAAAAGTCCGCCAAAGAAAACGTCGGTAAGATAGAGGCGTCGCTCAAGGCTCTTGCCGTTGCAGGCAAGAAAGACACGCAAGAGTTCAAAGAGCTTCAGACGGCGCTTGCTAAGGCTAAAGACGAAGCCAAGAAGCTGGCCGACGCCGTCGACGACATCAACCCGCCGAAGGACGCCACGCAAGCGCTTGCCGATTCGTTCGAAGATGCACAAAAGGCTGCTACGGCAAATCTTGCTAAGATCGAAGGCGCTCTCAAATCGCTGGCGTTGGCAGGTAAGAAAGACACGGCCGAGTTCAACGACTTGAAGGTAGCGCTCGCACAGGCTAAGATCGAAGCGCAGAAGCTGGCACAAGCCGCGGCCGACATTGAGCCCCCGAAGGAAGTCGTCGGTGCTATCGACAAGATTAAGGGCTCCATTGGTGGCGCTTTGGACGCTGCCAAGGGTGGCGACTTTTCGGCTATCTCGGGCCTTGGTGCAACAGTCGCAGGAGCCGTGCCTGCAATCGGTCTCGCAACCGATGCGCTTGGCGCTTTGGCAGATTCGTTCGGCGCCGCCCTCGAAGCTGGCGAGAACTATAACAAAGCCGTTCGGCAAGTCGGCATCCAGACGGGTCTGTCGGGTGCTGAGCTCGACGTACTCGGTGAGAAAGCCCGTGCTGCATTGGGCCGTGGCCTCGGCGAGACCGCCGAAGAGGCCGTGCGTGTACTGGGGTCGATCAAGCAGACGCTTGGCGAACAGATACCGACCGACCAGCTCGACAAGGTAGCATTACGGGCACAGCAGGCAGGGCAGGCTTTGGGCGTCGAAACGCCGGAGCTAGTGGCCAAGCTGGCGCCTGTCATGAAGCAGTTTGGCAAGACCTTCGACGAAGCGCTAAACCTCGTGAGTGCAGGCGCCCAGAACGGTGTCGGTGACGTCGGGGGCTACCTTGACGCCATCAACGAGTTCAGCGTCAACGCGAAGGAAGCCGGCTTCAGCGTCGAAGAGTTTACGGCCATTCTTGGCAAGGCTGGCGAAGCCGGCATCAAGGACTTTGCCAAAGTCGGCGACGGCATCAAGGAGGTCGAGAACCGCATCAAGGGCGGCGACCTTATCAAGTCGTTTCAAGAGGTCGGCGGCACCATCGGCGCCGAGCTAACCAAGATCGCCGAGGACGGGAGCAAGGGCATACTGTCAGGTAAAGATGTACTCCAGCAGTCCGTTGCGACCATCGAAGAGTCGTTCAAGAAAGGCCAGATCTCCGAGGCCTTCCGCGGGCAGCTGCTGGTAAGCCTGGGCGGCTCTGTTGCCGAGGACGTCGGAAGCACGGTCTTCGCGTCCATGTTCGACCCCGCAAACCTCGACACGAAGGGTCTCGAAGCCGCAGCCAAGAAGGCCGGCGAAACGATCGACGCAAGCATTCCGACGTTCTCATTGTCGGGCACGCTCGAGAACTTGCAGACGTCAATCGGCCGCGTGCTGGACTTCGTAAACAAAGCCCTCGCAGGGCCTGTCCTCGGCGCCATCTTCGGCATCTTCGACCGCATCGCCAACGCATTTCAGGAAGTCTTCGGCGGCGAAGCGCAGGACAATGCGCTGGATTTCGAGCAGATACTAAAGACGATCGGCTCGGTGCTGGGTAATTTGGTCGACTTGGCATTGACGCCGCTGGTCAACGCATTTAAGTTGCTGTTCAGCATCGGCAAGGCTGCTTTTGACGCCATCGCATTTGCCGTCAAGCCAGTTACCGACGCCCTCGGCGAACTGTTTAGCGGAGCCGGTGACGGGTCTGGCATCTTCGACACGCTTAAGAACGTACTCACGGCCGTCGGTAACGTCATATCTAAGGTCGTGTACGTCGCCGTGCGCGCGTTGCTGGGGCCGATTACGCTGTTTTACCGCGTCATTAGCGAGATCGTCGGCGCCGTGATCAACGCGGCGGCGGCATTTGGACAATGGGCGGCATCCTTCATCGACTTCGGCGCCATCGCTACACGCGTGCAGGGCTGGTTTGCCGACATCAGCAACGCCATCCGCGGCTTTGTCCAAAGCTTACCGGCTGCCGTGCGTGAGTTCTTAGGTCTTAACAACCTGTTTGCGGATACGGCGGACGTCGCCAAAGCCGCGACCGACGCCACGAAAGACAACACCGACGCCACAAATGAGAACGCGCAGGCGCAAGGGCTGACGGCCGAAGAGCTTGCCAAGCAAGCAGCGGCACGCAAGGCCGCAGCTGAAGCCGCCAAGAAGCAAGCCGAAGAACTCAAAAAGCTCGACGAAGTGCTGATCGGATTGCAGGTCACCGCCGCACAGGCCGAAGAGGAATCACAGATCACCCGTTCGGCTCTGCTGAATGAAGAGGAGCGGCAGGTGGCGCTCCTGCAGGTCAAACAGAAATACCAAGAACTGGCGTTGCAACAGCAGCTCGACGCCATCGTCGGTAGCGGCAAAGTCGAAGAGGCGCAACGGCGGAACATTGAGTTCCAGATTCAGCAGCTGCGCATCCGCAATGCCGAAGATCTCGACAAGCTCCAACGCGATGCTTTTGCGAAGACCGAAGAACGCGAGCGTGCCAACGCCGAAGCACTGGCGAAGGTACGCGGTGAGCTGCGGCAAATCCTGATCGACGAACAGCAGGCCGACGAGGTCAAGGCCGTAGAGCTGTCGCTAAAGACCGAAGAACAGAAGGCCGTCGAGATTGCCAAGATACGCCAACGCTATGAAGAGCAGGCCCTCGCCGAACGCATCGCAGCGATCAAGGTCACAAACGACATCGAGCTAACAGAAAAGACAAAGCTCGAAGAACAGCTGCGCATCCTGCGGTCTAAAAACGCTTCCGAAATCACGGCCCTGACCAACGCGGCACTCTCGAAGGAAGCCGAAGCGTACAAGGCCATCGTCGACGCTATCGACTTCGCCGGCGTCACAAAGCAGATCGAAGAGTTCGGCAACAAGCAATCCGAGATCAACAAGGCCCTTGCAGACGGCACGCTGTCGTATCAAGAGGCCGTGCAGCAGCTGGGCGAAGCGACGGCCCAACAGAACACCATCTTGACGCAGCTTGCAGCAGGGCTGGCGCCGGCGTTTGCGCAGGTGTCCGAGCAGCTGGAAAGCCTAGCACTCAAGTCGATCGAAAGCGGGAAGACACTCGAAGAATCGGCAGGGCTAATTCTCGCAAGCACGGGCAGTGCATTAACTGGCCTCATCGCGCAAGGTGAAGATGCAGGCAAAGCAACAGCCAAAGCAGCGCTCGACACCCTCGACGCTCTGGTGCCTATCCTTGTGGCGCAGATCACCGGTGTATCGCTGGCGACCGCAGGCCCCGCAGGTATCGCCCAGGCTGCAATTCTTACGGCCATCTTGAAAGGCCTGGTCGCCGCAGCCCGTGCAAGCGCAGGCTTTGCCGAAGGTGGTTACACGGGCACGGGCGGCAAGTACGAGCCGGCGGGCGTCGTACACCGTGGCGAGTTCGTCATGCCGCAGACGATCACCCGCAAGAACCGCGGCCTGCTCGAACACATCTACGCTGACAAGCCATTGGCAGAGTTCCCCGGCCTGGCTGCGATGTTGGCAACGAACGGCGTATCTTCGCCCGTTGGGTTGCAGCGCGAGAATGACGCCCTACGATCGGAGCTGCGGGCCATCCGTACGCAGCTGCAGACGATGGAGACGCTGCACAAATCGGCACATGAGCTTACCGTTCATGCCGATCATGGCACGACGTTAAAGGCCATGCGCAAAGCACAAATCCGCAACCTACGAGGCTAACGATGGCAGCCAAAACAGACTGGACACTCACCCTCTACGGCGCTACGGTCGACCCTGCGACGACGGCCTACACGATGGCGACCGCTTCGACGGTCAACGCCTACACAGGCGCGTCGTCCTACACGGTCTACATCACACAACCGCAAGCGCAGTGGGCACTAGAGAACGAACTGCTCACGGACATCAGCGGGTGGCAGGTCGGCAACGTCACGAGGCGCCGACGATTCAGCGTGCAGTGCTACCCATTCGACTACGGTACGACAGTGTCCGGCGCTCCCGCAGCTGGTGTGCAGGACTTGGACAACGTCGACGCACTCGCGGATCTGATCGCAGGAAAGAAGTACCTGTGGGCTGTCATCACGGGCGGCGTTCGTTCGTGGCCGTCGACGGCAGGACAGGTGCACCCTGTCAACGTCACGGGCTTCTCCGAGACCGTCAACGCATCGGCAGGGACGCGAGGCCTGACGATTGACATTGAG